ACAATCGGCGGCAATCTCGGCGATGGAACCGCCGGCCCTGCTGGCCCCCAAGGACCTACAGGCCCCACCGGACCAGAAGGCCCAGCCGGCCCAACCGGAGCAACCGGCCCCGCCGGCCCAGCCGGCCCAACTGGTGCTACAGGTCCCGAAGGCCCTACCGGCCCCCAAGGCGAGGTTGGCCCCACCGGCCCTGCCGGGTCCACTGGTGCTACTGGTCCCCAAGGTCCCCAGGGCGAACAAGGTCCCATCGGTCTGACCGGCCCCGCCGGCCCTCAAGGCGAAACAGGTCCTACAGGTCCTACCGGCCCCGCAGGTCCCCAAGGCGATACCGGCCCCCAAGGTTTAACTGGAGCGACCGGCCCCCAAGGCATCCAAGGCCCCGAAGGTCCTCCCGGCTCCAACGCAACCGTCACCGCCGGCGACGGCATCATTGTCACCGACGGCGTCGTATCCGTCGGCATTATCGACGATGGAACGTACTAAAGATCCGGCTTCTTTTGTTCTAGACTAGAAGCGCACTTTCTACAGTCCGCTGGTGAAAAGCCTGGATTACGTGCAGCAACCAGACGGCAGTTTCCGCTGGGAAATGGTCGAAATGGATGAAGCTGCGCGGGCTGCAAAAGCAGAACCCGCCCCCGAAAAACCCGCCCGCAAGGCTGGCAAAAAGGCCACCAGCGAGCCTGTGTTTGTCACCGAAACCCCTGAAATCCCCGAGTTCTAACGCATGGAAGAGCAAGTCATCCAGGAGACGCCTGTGGCGACTCCACCCCAGCCCGTGGCTGGAGCCGACACCGCTCAACCCACCCCTGATGTCACCGGCATCAAGGCTGAGTACGAGTCCCAGATCCAAGCCTTGAAAGCCCAATCCGCTGAAGCCGAGGAACGTTTCCAAGGCATCAAGGCCAAGCTAGACGAGGTCTACAAAAAGCAGGACGACCAACGCAAAAAAGTCCTCCAAGACCAAGGCCAGTGGAAAGATCTGTGGGAAGAGGCCAACAAAACGGCGCAAGAAAAAGATCAGCAAATCGCCGATCTGAACCGCCAACTTGAGGACCTTCGCAACTCAAACGAAGCCGCCACGATGCGAACAGCGGCCATGGCCGCCATCAGTCAGGCTGGCGCAATCAACGCCGAGCAAATGCTGATGTTGCTCCAAGGTAACCTCCGCAAAAACGAAACCGGCAGCGTCGTCGTCCTCAACGGCGGCGTGGAACAAGACCTTCAGGCATATCTAAACAACCTGAAAAATCCCGGCTCCGGCTTTGAACATCACTTCAAGCCAAGTTCTGCCGCTGGCATGGGCGCCAAGCCCAACCCAACTTCTACTGTCGCTCCAGGTATGAATAATCCTTGGAAGGAAGGTAGTATTAACTTAACGCAGCAGATGATGCTGTCCGCCCAAGACCCTGAACTCGCAGCAGTGCTGAAGAGGGAAGCCGGTCTTTAAGCCTCAGTGAGGCACCACCACCCAAGTCTGTGACTGGGACGCAAACCCCCTGACCTTTCGGAGGCCCAATGGCTGCTCCTTTCCAGAACTATTCCGGCGGTGTTCTTCTTGCGGACATCGTCAAGCGCAATAACCTCAGCACCTATGTGTCTGAGGCCATCAAAGAGCGTTCCCTCTTCCTGAAGAGCGGCGCCGTGGTGCGTACTCCTCTGCTGGATGCCCGCGAAGGCGGCACCCGCATCCAAGTGCCCGAGTTCAACCCCGTATCTCCCACCGAGGAGATCATGAACGGCACGGCCACCTGGGGCACCAGCAACGCCGGCTACCTGACCCCTCAGAAGATCGGCACCGCCACCCAGATCGCCACCATCTGCCATCGCGGTTTTGCGTATGCAGTGGACGACGTTGCAATGCTCGCGGCTGGTGAAGACCCCATGCTTCACATCCGCAACCAGCTTGCCGACGCCATCAACAAACTGAACAGCCAGCGTCTGTTCAGCCAACTGGCCGGTCTGTTCGGTACCGCGCTGTCCGCCAACGCACTGGATCTGGGCGTCGCCGCTGCCTCTGGTGGTGCCGAAGCCAACTTCCTGACCGGTGCTGCTGTGTCTCGCGCTCGCGCCCTTCTGGGTGAGCGTGGTAGCGAACTCGACATCTTGGTCGTCCACCCCTCGGTCGGCTTCTACCTGTATCAGGTGGGCCTGTTGACCTTCTCGACTTCCGCTCTGGCAGCAGCCGGCAGCGTTGTCTGGGGTGGCGGCGGTGTGGGCGTTGGTGCCCGTGAAATCGGCGAGTTCGCCGGTTGCCGCGTCATCATCGACCCCCTGGTGAACACCGTTGCCCCTGGCACCGCTGGCCACCAGCGCGAGTTCTTCTGCTACCTGACAAAGTCGGGCACCATCATGGAGGGTGTGCAGCAGGACCTCCGCATCGAAGCCGACCGCAACATCCTGTCCAAGCAGGACGTGCTCTCGGTCGACTACCACGGCGCCTACCACGTGATGGGCACCAAGTGGGGCGATGCCGGCGACAACCCGACCAACGGTGGCCTCTCTACCGCTGGTAACTGGACCGCCACCTACGACATCGACCTGATCCCCCTGGTTCAGCTCACCGTCAACAGCCCGCTGGATACCAGCACGATCTGACCTTCGGTCAAATCTTTAACGGCCTCACCTTCGGGTGGGGCTTTTTTATTGCCGCTACACTGATAAGACGGAGGCTGTGACGTATTGTGCCTGCATCAATTAACGCCACTTTGAGTTCTGCATCGGCCAACAGCTACGTCACGCTGGCCGAGGCCAACTCGTATTTCGAGACTATCCCCGACTCGTCGACCTGGACCACCAAGACCGACGACCAAAAGAACCGCGCCCTGATCTCCGCCACCCGCTGGATTGACAGCCTTAACTTCTACGGCGACCGCTGCGACAACGGCCAAGCCCTCAAGTGGCCCCGCAACAACTGGTTGATCGACCGCGTTGAACTGGTCTGTTCTGTCATCCCCAAGGAAATCAAGTTCGCGACCTACGAGCTGGCACGCGAACTCGCCAACGACACCGACGCCATCACCAACACCCAAAACGACCCTGACCAGCTCTACCGCGAGGTCGAACTCGGCGAACTCCGCGTCCAATACAAAGAAGGCCAATCCAATGGCCCCATCAACAACATCTTCGACGTCTACCCTTGGCTCCAGGCATACTTAGGCGCCTACACCATCGGCGGTGCCGGCGGCTTCCAACTTCGCGCCTTCCGAGGCTGACATGGGCCTAATCGACACCACCTTCGCCTCCATCCCGGCCTCCATCCTCGGAGACTGGGGCCAGAACATCACGTACATCAAAACCACTACACCTCGCACCTACAACCCCACGACTGGCGCCGTCACTGGCGCGGACACCAACGTAACCGTCAAAGCCGTCATCACTCGCCTCAACCCCCGCGAATCCGAAGGTCTGTATCAGTCAACCGACATCAAAGTCATTATCGGCGCCGCCGAACTTGGCTCGTACTATCCCACCGAGGCCGACCGCATCCAGTACACCCAAGACAGTGTCACCCGCGAGGCCAAAATCATCGCCATCACCAGCTATCGCGGCGATTCCCCCATAATGCACACCCTCATCGCGAGACCCCAGTAATGGCACGTAAACCTTTTGGTGACTTATTGCGTGATTACGACAAAACGGTCAGTTCGCTGACCGTAGGTGGCCCTACTCTTGCTGCCCAGAACGCTGTAGCCGATCTTCAAAAAATCGGCCCTCGCTGGACGGGGCGGTTTTCAAATTCTTGGGAAATCCGTGGTCCGCAAGGTCAATCGGCACGTGGCACAGGCGGTGAAGGCGATCCAGTCCCTATTGTTTTTTCTACCGCACCTTTTACAGGTAGACAAGCCCTTCGTACACTTAGTCGTACATTTTTCAGCACCGACAAAGTTGTTTTTACGATTTCTAATTTTTCCTCGTACGCAGATCAAGCTCGGGACCTTGTTCCTTTTACCCCGGAAAAACCAACTACACAAACTCCGTTGAAGCCAGCGCGTTATGGAACTCGCCCACTTGGAGGTCGTCGAGGTGAGTTAGAAAGCGGCACCCGTTCAAACCGAGCCACGGCTCCCTTGGACTGGTATTCAAATTATTTTGGTGGTGGTTTCTTTGAAAAAACTATCCGCGTAACTTTAGACGGTCTTAAGATCGGATTCAAATGAACTATCAGTCAATCCGCGCTGCACTGGAAAATCCGCTGCTGACCGCATTTAGCGCACTGGTACCGGCAGTTCCGGTCTTCTTCGACAACATCACGGCCGTCCCGCCCAACACCACGACCGAATACGTCCGCGTCAACATCACTTTCGGCCTCACCAATGAGCCCATGCTTACCACCAGCATGGACAACGCCCGTGGAGCCCTTGTCATCCGCATTTTTACCGAAAAAGGCAAAGGTCCTGCCCGCAACCAGACCCTAATTACCGCCGCTGTCAACACACTGGAAACAATCAACGCCACAGCAAAACCCAATTCCGGCGTTTTCATGCGAGTTGGCGAGATCAGTGGTCCGACATTTTCTTCTACTGAAGATGCCCCACATTTCGTCGGCCGAATTGAAACAAACTGGATCGCAACAGTGCTCAGCTAAATACTGTTGCTATTCTGGTAAAAGCCGGGCAGTGTCCCGCCCCACTGCATATCCATCTGGTACGCCCCTATGGCCACCACCGTTCTGTCCGGCACGTCCGGCGCTCTCTACTACAAGCCCGCTGGCACCACCGGAACTTTCGGTGAAGCCGGTGTCAACACTGCTACTGAAACCATCACGGTCCAGACCTATCTGAACCTCAAAGTAGGCGACCCTGTCAAATTCAGCGTTGTCGATAGCCAGACCGGCGGCTCCGGTTCCGGCACTCTTCCCGCGCCTCTGTCTAGCGCGACTACTTATTACGTGATTGCCTACACCGCCGCCACCGGCGCTCTGCAGGTTTCCACGACCTCCGGCGGCGCTGCCCTAAATCTCACTGACGACGGTACTGCCGTCGCCCCCAACGAGTTCCAGGTCGCTTACGCCGATTACGCCGTCGTCGGCCAAGTCCGCGACTGGAGCTTCGAGATCACCCGCGCCGAGATCGACGTCACCACGATCGGTCAAACCCCCGGCCAGTACGTCCCCTTCCGCACCTACATCAGCGGCTTCGGCGACGGCAGTGGCACTGCCACGGTCTACATGACCAACGAGGACGCCGCCCTCTCCAACCGGATGATCGAGGACGTGCTCCAGCGCCAACAAGATGGCGCTGCCTTCAAGCTCTACACCGACCGCGTCTTCAGCGGCGGCACCCTGAGCGAGACTTTGAGCCGCTCGATCTCGTTTGATGCGGTGCTGACCTCGGCCAGCCTGAACATCAACCCCGACGACGCCCAATCGGTGACCGTCAACTTCCGTCCCGCTGGCACCCCCACCTTCGACTTCGCCCAGTCCTGATAACCTAGGACCAAGTAAGGGATACCAACCCCGGCCGCAAACCGGGGTTTTTTACTGTCTACTGCGTTACACTACAATCACACCCAACCGTTTGGTATGCCAGCTTCGATCCCCGTTCGCGCCATCGACCGGCTCCGCAAGGCCGCCAACCTGGAACCCACCAAAAAGGAAGTCGAACTTAGCGATGGCAGCGTTTTCGAGATGTGGGTCAGCCCGTTGACCATGGCCGAGCGCGAACGCGCCCAACGCAACGCCAAATCCGACGATGCTGGAGCGTTCGCCCTCCAACTCCTCATCACCAAGGCTTGCGACGAAGGCGGCCAAAAGCTGTTTGCCGCCGGCGAAATCGACATCCTCAAGAACGAGGTCAAGGATGCCGATCTCCAAAAGCTGATGCTGGCGATCATCACTGACGACGCCGAGCCCATCGACCCAAAGAGCTAAGCGCCGAACTCCGCAAGGACAACTGGCTCATGCTCCAGTTCGGCGTGGCCAAAGAACTCGGCCTCAGCCTCCAACAAGTCCGCACCACCATGACCGCCGAGGAATTACTCGGCTGGAGCGCCTACTTCCAAATCCTCAACGAGGACCAACAAAAGGAGATGGAAAAAGCCCGACGCCGCCGCTAACCCCGGCGGCTTCTTTCTGCCGTAAACTGAAGTACCAGACTGTGGCACGCCGCCGTGGCTTACAGAGCAGAAATCGAAATCGGCGTAAAAGGCGTACGCAAGTTAGAACAACTTCGTTCCGAATTAAATAAATCTTCGAGCGCAGCTGAAAGTCTCAATAAAGTTGTTGGCGAAAGGGGCGGACTTGTTCAAAACATCCAGAACTATGTAAATAACTTAAACAAAGCCGCAAATACCCTAAACCTTGTCACTGCCGGGACTAAAGCTGAAACAAAAGCAATCCAAGAGTACATAACAGCAGAAGAAAAAGCAAACGCAATTCTGCAGCGTAAAATAAACTTGCTCGATCAAGAACGTAGTAAACGCGAAGAAATACGACGTGTTCGTAAACTTACATCTGCAGGTATTTTTGAAACAACTCGTTTTACGGAACCTATCGGGCCTGCGGCTGCAAGTCAGGTAACTTTGAGTACCCCATTACGGGGACGTCTAAATCAAATTCTTGGACTGGAACAAGCCAGCGTTAAAGCATCTAACACCGCGTTTCAAGCAGCATTAAAACACGAACAAACATTAAATAACCTAGAAATTCAAAACGATCAAAATGTTTTCGAGGATAAACTTAAGCAGTTAGAACTACTTGCCAAAAAAGAACTTGCATTAACTAAACAGACAGACGCTGCCATTTTGGCTGATTTTGATAAGCGGCTTGCTGCACGCAGTGCGGGTAAAACAGGTGGCGGTGGCGGCGGAAGCGGCGGACGACTAGGTGGTATTGCCAGCAACGCCATTATTGGCGGAGCTTTTCCCCTACTGTTCGGTCAAGGTGGCGGCGCTGCAACCGGCGGCGCTATCGGTGGGGCAGTCGGCGGTTCGTTCGGCGGTGCCGGCGGCTTTGCTGGATCTTTGCTTGGTACGCTGCTCGGTCAAATTGCAGGCCAAGCCAATCAAGTCAAAGAATTAGCCGCTGACATCGGCTTTAGCGCCCAACAAACCCAACTACTTGCCACCGCCTTCAAACAAGCTGGCACGGATTTTGATAAATTTCAGGCTTCTGTTCAAAATATCCGGGGGTTGGGTTTATCTTTAGAGGAACAAGCCGATGCTGTACGACTCGTAAGTCAATTAACAGAAACATATAGTGGCAAAATTGATAAAGTTACTAACGCATTTACAAGTGCTTTTGAAAGCGGAAAAGTAACACAAGCCACGCTTAATCAACTTACAAGCGAAGGTATTCCAATACAAGAAGCCTTAGCGCAAAAATATGGAGTTAGTCGTACGGCCATTTTAGAAATGGCTAAAGACGGAAAAATATCTGTTCAAACTTTGTCGGATGTACTGGTAGATATGGGAAATAAAGGTTTAGAAGCAGGACAAAAACCAAAATCTGCTTTTGACCAATTTACAGTAGCACTAGGTAATACAGCTACAGCTGTTGGTGGGGTTGCTGCAGCTCTACTCAATGTACTTTCTCCTGCAATAAATACAATTATATTAGAAGCAACTCAAGCCTTAAATATACTAACAGAAACAATAAACACTGAATTATTGCGCACTCAAATTCAAGCAAAAAGCGGTAAAATTCTTAGTCCTGAAAAATTACAGACTATTGAAAAAGAAGCCATGAGCATGGCGGCACGTCGTTTTCCGAGTAAAGCTCAAGGTCGTCAATTAGCTGCGGGTCCTAATATAATTTCTCCTCAAGCTCAAGCAGATTTTCAAATTATCCGAGAACAGTTAATACGAAATGAATTACAACGATTTGGGTACGAAAGCGGCATACTTAAAGCACCAAAACCTGTCGTTCAGGGACAGATAGGTCGCATACAAGCACCTTCTCAACTTCCTCCGTCAGGCGGAGGAGGCGGAGGAAAAGGTAAAAAAGCCGGAGCTGAGCGTGAAAGCCGCGTTCCTGAGCTGGCACGCGAACTTGCCCTGGCACAACAAGTAACAGTTGCCGAAAATCTTATTGCAGATGCACGCCTAAAGGGCGACAAAGAACTGGAGATTCGTCTTCAGGGTATTCAACGCGAAACCGAACTACTGAGTGCTGCTGCCGCAATTGAAATCGACAAAAAATTACCTGCAGCCGAAAAAGCCCTACAGACCAAGATTATCGAAGAAAAACTGCTGAGAAGCCAAGCTGATACAATCCAACAACTTGCTGCATACGAACAGGATCGTAAACAGAAAGCAGACGAAGCGTTACTTAGCGTCCAGCAAGAGAACGCTCTGCTGCAAGCAAAAATAAACGGCACCGAAAAAGAATACCAGCTCCAGCGTCAACTCCAAGAATTGTTGGCCACTGGCGTGGGGCCGGCACAAGCTGCCCAAGTTGTCGACCAGAATCGTCTGCTCACCGCTGAATACGAGAAACAAAAACTTGTAATGGATAAACAAAAAGAGATTGCAGATGGAATAGCAGGAACTCTTGGGGACACCATGGTCAGTGCCTTCGACCTACTCATCCAAGGAAGCGAAAACTGGAGCAATTCTTTGCGCCAGTTATCCGCAAATGTTCTTACTGCTATCGCACGACAGTTAATCCAGATCTATGTCATTGAGCAAGCCCTTAGTTTTGTCAAAAAGTTAGTTAACCCTGTACCTGCAATCCCAGCTCCCGTTCCGTACGCAGGTACAGATGCAGGCGTACTACAGATGATGGCTTTTGCCGATGGTGGAAATCCTCCTGTAGGTCGCCCCTCAATCGTCGGAGAACGCGGACCAGAACTATTTGTCCCTCGTTCCAGTGGCACGATCGTTCCTAACCATCAGTTAGGGGGTAGCAGCACTAGCGTGATCGTCAACGTTGATGCGTCTGGAACAAAAGCTGCCGGCGATGATCAATCCGCCAAACAACTAGGCGTACTGATCTCGGCCGCCGTCCAGAATGAGATCGTCAAACAAAAACGTCCCGGAGGCTTGCTCGCCTAATGGCCACTTTCCCTGCCTACAAACCAACCTACTCGGCCACCAAGACCAGCAAACCCATGGTGCGCCGCGTCCAGTTTGGCGACGGCTATGAACAACGCTTGATATTCGGCCTCAACCAAAATCCAAAGGAGTGGAGCCTTACGTTTAATGTCACCGACACAGAGGCCGACGAAATCGAAGCATTTCTAGATGCCCGTGCTGCCGACTCAGACTCTTTCGACTGGACGCCCCCTGGAACAAACACCAGCTATAAATGGGTCTGCGAAAGCTGGACCCGCGAACTATTCGAGTTCCAGCGCAGCAAGATCGAAGTAACGTTCCGCCAAGTGTTTGAATTCTGATGGCCTATACAGCCTGGACCGCCACCACCGCAAAATCCGTTGGTGCCATTGTCCGCGCCACCGTCCAGCAACCCAGCGGCCTTGTCTTTCGAGTCACTGGCGCCGGGACAACCGGATCAACCGAGCCAGTCTGGCCAACTGATATTGGCAGTGTCGTCGTAGACGGAAGTGTTACCTGGCAAGCCATAAGCAGCGTTTATCAAGATGTTTCATCATTTGCACCAAACGCAATCATCGAATTATTTGAGCTGGAACTAGACCAAAACTTGCACGGCAGCAATGACACGTATTACTTCCATGCTGGCGTCAATGCCAACGTCACCGGCAACATCATCTGGAACAACAACGTCTACATTCGGCTACCCATCCAGGCCGAAGGTTTCGACTACTCCAGCAGTGGAACACTGCCACGACCAACGCTGACGGTATCAAACCTTGGTGGCGAAATCAGTGCTTTGTTGCTGCTGGCCAATGCGATCACCCCAGGCAATGACCTCGGTGCCGCTGAAGTCCGCCGTATCCGCACATTGAAAAAATACCTAGATGGCGAACCTGCCGCCGACCCGTATGCCAAATTTCCCGATGAAATCTGGTACGTCGATCGCAAAGCTGCGGAAACCCGCGATATTGTGCAGTGGGAACTAGCCAGCAAATTTGACCTGCCCGGCATGATGCTGCCTAAACGCCAGATCATTGCGAATATCTGCCAGTGGCAGTACCGTTCGGCTGAGTGCAGCTACACCGGCTCAAATTTCTTCAATGCCAACGACCAAGTGGTTGGAACCCTAGCTCAGGACAAATGCGGCAAACGCCTTGGCAGCTGCCGACTGCGGTTTGGTCTTAACTCACCGCTGCCGTTTGGTTCATTCCCTGGCGCTGGACTTGCCCAATGAAACTTAGCCCCGACTTGAAGACCGAAATTCTGGCTCATGCCAAGACAAAAGACCCCTACGAGATGTGTGGTCTGATCCATGTCGTCAAAGGCCGCCGCCGGTTCTTCCCTTGTCAAAATCTCGCCGTAACGCCAAGCGAACATTTCATACTTGACCCCGAAGATTACGCAATCGCCGAAGATCAAGGCGAAATCGTAGCCGTGGTGCATAGCCATCCGACCAGCCGGCCAGAACCGTCAGCCGCAGACCAGATTGCCTGCAATAACACAGGTTTGCCATGGATCATCGTTAACCCCAAGACCGAGGAATGGGGTTACTGCGAACCCAAGGATTTCGAGTTGCCTTATGTAGGCCGTGAATTTGTCTTCGGTGTAGTGGATTGTTATGCCCTGGCACGCGACTGGTATCGCCGCGAATGGGACCTTACTTTGGATGACTTTGAACGCCGCGATAATTTCTGGCTACGAAACGAAAATCTATACGTCGAAAATTTCACCTCCCAAGGCTTCCGCAAAGTACCATTCGAGGACCTGCAATACGGCGACGGCATCTTGATGCAGCTTGGCGCCGAACTGCCCAACCACGGCGCCATCTACCTTGGCGAGCAACAGATCCTACATCACGTCCAAGGACGCCTGTCCAGCCGGGACGTGTACGGCGGCTACTATGTAAAGAGTACGGCCATGGTCCTACGGCATGAAAGTCGTTAAGGTCTACGGCGCACTCCGTAAAAAACTGGGTCAGTGCCGCTTTGAATTTGACGTTGCCAGCCCGGCTGAAGCATTGAAGGCGCTGTGCGTTAATTTTCCCGGCCTCGAAGGCTGGCTGATGGATAAAGAAGCGGACGGCATGAACTTCCGCGTCACTCTCGGCCGCGAAAAAATCACCAATCAAGTTGGCGGCGAACTCTTGGTCTTCCCCTGGAGCGAACGCGACGTTTTTAGCATCACGCCTGTAGTCACCGGAGCCGGCGGTGATGTTGGCAATATTCTTATAGGAATAGGATTTATTGCCTTGGCAGTTGTAGTAGGTCCGGCCGCGGGTGCTTTGTTGCCTGGACTTGCTTTGGCTGGTGGCGGAACAGGTCTCGTAGCCACATGGGTTGCCACAGGTATTGCAGCTTTCGGTTTTTCAATGATTCTTGGCGGTATTGCACAGATCATTTCACCACAACCAAGCATGGGTGCTTTGATTGCCGATACAGGTGCAGCCGCTGGCGGTTTGGGGGCCATGGGCGGATCTTCCAGTGCCGCAGCAAGTAGTCGCAAAGAATCAGTCCGCTTGGAGTCTTTTAGTTTCTCGGGTATCGTCAATACGTCCAAGCAGGGATTGCCGGTTCCGATTTGCTACGGTCGGTGCTTTACTGGTTCGGCTGTCATCAGCGTGGGGCTTGACGTGGTATGACACGCACAATCCAAGGTGCTGGCGGTGGCGGTGGCGGCGGCTTCGGTAAAGGCGGTGGTGGCGGTGGTGGTGGCCAGCAAAATGTTACAGTTGTCCAGCCGGTTACAGTCGTACAGGCTCCGCCGCCACCTGTACGCACACCAGTCGAAGAAAACGATTCACTGGAATCGGTCCAATATGCCAGCGTCCTGGATCTAATCAGCGAAGGTGAAATCCAAGGACTAGACAACGGACTGCAAAGCGTTTTCCTGAATCAAACACCAGTCGTATCAGCAAGTGGCGGCAACAACTTTACTGGATACGCATACGATTTCCGCACCGGAACTCAGGCCCAGGCATATATTTCCGATCTGCCCAGTGCAGAGTCTGAAAATGCTGTTAACGTTGAAGTTTTGAACAGTACGTCAATTACTCGCACAATTACAGACTCGGATGTAAATATAGTTCGCGTAACAATGCAGATCCCGTCTCTGCAGCGCATCACAGACGAAGGCGATATTCTAGGTTTTGATGTTCGACTGCAGATTCAAATTCAATATAACGGTGGCGGTTACACCACTTACATTGACAATACAATCAGCGGCAAAACAACCAACGCATACCAACGCGATTACACGATTGCCCTAAACGGTTCATTCCCAGTCGATGTCCGCGTGGTGCGTGTATCAGCAGACGAAACCACCGGAAAACGTCAAAACAGAACAATCTGGGCAAGTTACACAGAAATCATTGAACAAAAACTGCGCTATCCCAACAGCGCACTGGCGTATCTCAAATTTGATGCCCGGCAGTTTAATAGCATCCCAGCGCGCAAATACCTTATTCGTGGCATCAAAGTACGCCTGCCGTCTAACGCAACTGTCGATACAACAACCTATCTCGGTCGCGTCACCTATAACGGTGTCTGGGATGGTACGTTTGGCGCCGCAACATGGTGCGCCGACCCAGCCTGGTGCCTATGGGATTTGCTCACTAACACAAGATACGGCGCAGGTATTCCAGAATCTTCACTGGACAAATTTGATTTTTATGCCATCAGTCAATACTGTAACGTCTTAGTTAGCAACGGTTTCGGTGGACTGGAACCACGCTTCCAGTCACATGTTGTCATCAACAGTCGAGATGAACTTTATACCGTCATCCAAGAATTTGTAGCACTGTTTAGGGGCATTACTTACTACGGCGCTGGTTCTATTGTCATCTTGCAGGATCGCCCATCAGACGCGCAATATCTACTTGGAACTAGCAACGTCATCAACGGTAACTTTACTTATTCTGGTACGTCGCAAAAAGTTCGACACACTACCGCAACCGTGGCTTATCAAAACTACGACATGCTGGGCGAGGTGGAATTTGAGTATGTCGAAGATAGCGATTCTGTCGCTAAATATGGCGTCATCAACAAAGACATTCGTGCTTTTGGTTGTTACAGCCGTGGCCAAGCTCACCGCATCGGCAAATGGGCATTGCTATCAGAGCAAAACTTAACCGAGACAGTTTCATTCGGCGTAAGCATCGATAGCGGCATCATCCTGCGACCTGGCATGGTCATCAACATTGCCGATCCAGTCAAATCTGGCGCTCGCCGTTCCGGCCGCGTCGTATCTGGCACGACAACAACTGTCACCATCGATGATTCCGGGCTAACGCTTGATCTGACTAAAGTCCCAACCATGTCGGTACTGCTACCTAACGGCATCGCAGAAACCCGCGCCATTACCTCTCAAGCTGGCACAACATTTACAGTTGCCGTTCCATTTTCTATCGCGCCAGCATCAGAAGGCATCTGGTTAATCGAAACCAACGATATTCAGGCAAACCAGTTCCGTGTTTTGAGTGTTGGCGAAGGCGAAAATGCCGTATTTAACGTTACGGCACTTACCTACAACGCGAGCATCTACGACGCAATCGAAACCGACATCAAGCTGGAATTTAGGGACATCAGCAACCTAAACATTGTCCCCGATCCACCTAGCAACCTTACAGCCACCGAACACCTTTATATCGATGGCCAGACGGTAAAAACCGCCGTTGAACTGAGCTGGATCAGCCCAGTCCGCAAAACAAGCAGTTTCTTTATCCAATACCGCCTAAACAGTGACAACTGGCGCGTTGCACAATCCACTGCATCCAGCATTCAGCTGCTCGACCTCAAAGATGGGCGGCTTGAAGTGCTGGTTTACAGCCTTAGCGCTATTGGCAAGCGCAGCGAACCGGCGATTGCTACGTTCACGCTGTTCGGCAAACTGACCCCACCCGGTCAGGTGCAAAACCTGACAATCGAACCAATCAGCGCCAACAGCGCCCGCTTGCGCTGGGATGCAACAGTTGACCTGGATGTAAAAGTTGGCGGCCGCGTTCACATTCGCCATACCAACCTTACAGATGGTACTGGCACCTGGAGCAACAGCGTTGACCTTATTCCAGCCATTGCCGGCTACAACACCGAAGCCATTGTTCCACTGGTTGAAGGCGAAATTCTCGTCAAGTTTGAAGACGATGGCGGCCGGCAATCAACAAACGAAACCAGCGTTATTGTCGATCTACCCGACACATTGGGACCGCTAATTATCCAAACGCGGCGGGAGGATCAAGACACACCGCCATTCCAAGGCAACAAGACCGATGTTTTCTACAGCGAAGAATTTGATGCACTGGCATTAGATGGCGATGCCTTGATTGACGCCATTGCAGATTTTGACTTGATTGCATCGTTTGATTATCTTGGCAGCACGCAACCATCCGGCACTTATGAGTTTACAAATACACTTGATCTTGGCGCTGCATTTTCACTGGATCTCAGTCGGTATTTTGTCACCCGAGGTTTTTATCCAAATGATCTAATTGATTACCGATCGGGCGAAGTCGATACCTGGACCGATTGGGACGGTGGCGTAATTGACGCCGTTAACGCTAAATTATATTTGCGCCGTACACCAGACGATCCTGCTGGTTCGCCTGTCTGGTCAAGTTGGCAAGAATTTGCCAACGGCACTTTTGCCGGTCGCGGTTTCCAGTTCAAAGCTGAGCTAACCAGCAACGATCCGGCACAAAACATCCTGATCGACGAACTGGGATATGCAGCCAGCTTCCAGCGTTGGGTAGATCAGTCGCTGGCCACAGTCACCTCAGGTGCAGGCAGTTACAACGTGACGTTCAACAAACCATTTTTTACTGGGACGGCGTTACTAGGCAGCCTCAACGCCTACCTGCCTAGCGTCGGTATTACTGCCCAGAACATGCAAAGCGGCGACTTTTTTGCCGTTAGCAACGTCAGCAGCACTGGCTTTACAGTTGTATTTCGCAACAGTGGCGGGACTGCCGTTAGCAGACAATTCAACTGGTCTGCGGTAGGTTACGGTAAAGGCGTCTAAACTAGGAGGAAAGTCGCCCGCTCATGGCCCAGCACGACTACATCATTTCTAACGGTACGGGTGCCGCCGTCAGGAGTGACCTTAATAACGCCTTATCGGCAATCGCCACAAACAACAGTGGCGCGGTGGAGCCAACCACCATGTATGCCTACCAGTTGTGGGCGGATACGACCACCGGCTTGCTGAAAATCCGCAACTCGGCCAACAACGCTTGGGTGACGCTTGGCACACTGGCCAGCACCAATCTCGGGCTTGCTTCTCTTGCTGGCGCCACCTTTACGGGCGACGTGATTCTCGGCACAACAAGTGCCCTGGAACTTCCCGACGGCACCACCGGCCAACGTCCCGGCAGCCCTGTCAACGGGATGATTCGGTACAACACTACACTTAACCAGTTTGAGGGCTATAAAAATGCTGTTTGGGGCGCCATCGGCGGCGGAGCAACCGGCGGTGGCGCGGATGACGTGTTCTACGAAAACGCCCAAACAATTACCACCAACTACACCCTTACCACCAACAAAAACGCCATGTGTACTGGACCTGTAACTATTAACGCTGGCATCACGGTCACCGTACCGTCGGGCGCCAGCTGGGTCGTTCTTTAAGGAGAACCACAATGCCTATCACGATTAACGGGACTGGCAGCATCAGTGGCCTTACGGCTACCGGGATTTCTGCTCAACCTAAGTTTCCGGGCAATGTGCTGCAGGTGGTGCAGACGGCGAAGACGGATAATTTCACAACCTCAAGCACAACTTTCACCGACATCACAGGCTTGTCAGCTTCAATTACCCCGTCAAGTTCTTCCAATAAAATCTTAATATTTGGAGATGTTAGCGTCGGCGGGGCAAATGGAGCATATCTAATACTGCAACTTGTAAAATCATCCACTGCTATTTACATCGGTACGGACAGCAAAACATTTATTGGTTCAAAGTTTTGGTTTCCCACCGGCGGCGCTACAAGTAGTTCTGATTCAATGGGCAATCTGAACCTAAGTTTTCTAGATTCTCCAACAACCACTAGCTCGGTAACATATAAGATTCAAATGAGAATGAGCAGCGCAATTACTGGTGGCATCAATAGACGCAATGCATCTGACGATACCAGTGCGGCATCGTCAATTACCCTGCTGGAGGTAGCAGCATGACATTCAATCACGAAGCTATCCGCAAGGCTTATCCCAACGTCGTCACGATTGACGATGGCACTGGAGCCTTCGACGCCAACGGCAATCAGGTCGAGCTGGATCAAGCCAGGGTTAACAAAGCTGCAGCCGAGATTGAAGCGGAAGCCAATGCCACTGCCTACCAAAGGCAACGTGCTCCTGAGTATCCGCCAGTTACCGAGCTAGCGGACGCCTTGTACTGGGCATCAGAGGGTGACACCAGCAAGCTGGACGCCTATTACGCAGCTTGTACTGCTGTCAAAGCCAAGTATCCCAAGCCCCTGGAGGTGACACCATGAGCCCCTTACGCCTCAATGGCTCGACATCGGGCTACAGCCAGATCGACGCACCAGCCGTCGCAGGCGATCAGACCTTCACGCTGCCTGGCACGGGTGGGACGATTGTTACCACAGATGGCACACAGACACTGACCAATAAGACCATTCAAGGCGGAACCATTACTAGCGGCACCTCCGTTGCCTCCACCAGCGGCACCAGCATTGACTTTACTGGGATTCCGAGTTGGGTGAAGAGGGTGACGGTGATGCTTGACGGGGTGAGTACCAACGGAAGCAGCCTTCTTTTATTAAGATTGGGAACATCAGGCGGTGTAGTTTCAAGCGGATATGTTGGCTCAGGCATTGCCTGTCAAGCAGGTAACTTTGTTTTTGGTACAACCAACACGAGTGGACTTCTTATTACTGGCACCAACGCTGCGTCTGTAATCAGCCATGGCCACGCGGTTTTAACATTACTCGGCTCAAATAACTGGATTTGCAGTCAAGTAACCGGTCGATCTGATGGCAATGCCGCCAATTTTGGTGGAACGTCAATAGCTCTTGGAGGGACCCTTGACCGAGTACGCATCACCACCGTCAACGGCACCGACACCTTTGACGCCGGGACCATCAACATTCTCTACGAGGGCTGATTATGGAACGCATTGAAGTCAACGTCATCACAGGCGAGCAGAAGGTCGTCCCACTGACCCCCGCCGAGATTGCAGAAATCCAAAACCGCCCAGTGTCGGTGCCAACTGTCGAGCAGCAGCGAGCAGCACGAGCCGCCGCCTACGTCAGTGAAGCCGACCCGCTGTTCTTCAAAGCGCAGCGCGGCGAGGCAACCATCGAAGAGTGGCAGTCTACTGTCGCTGACATTCGTGCTCGCTTTCCCTACCCCAATGAGGAGGTGAACTAAGTGTCTACGCTGAAGACCACAAACATCCAGCACGGATCGGCCAGTAGCGCCAACCTCGTGCTTGCCTCTGATGGCACGGTGACTGGGGCAGCAATGGCCAGCACCAGCGACATTACAGGCGTCAATACCACCGGCAGCGTCACCTCTGGCACCACCAGCCTGACAGTCGCATCAGCCACTGGCATTGTCGCTGGCATGTATGTGGTGGGTCAGGGCATCACGCCCGGCACCACAGTAAGCACAATCGTTAGCACTTCCGTCACATTAAGCGCCAACGCCAACGCAACACTGAGCAGCGCTCCTGTCACATTCTATGCGGCCAATAAGGTTGTCAGCCCGGCTGTAATTGGTGGGCAGACCTGCCGCGCCTGGGTCAACTTCAACGGCACCGGCGCCGTGGCAATCCGCGCCAGCTACAACGTCAGCAGCATTACGGACAACGGAACGGGCGACTATACGGTGAACTTCACGACGGCATTGGCGGATGTGAACTATACAACTGTTGGATGTGCTGGAGATGGGAACGATAATCTGATCAATGTAAGTCAAAACAGAGCAGCGCATGTCCCTACAACAACTGCGGTAAGGTTAACGACAATGTTCCAAAATACAGCATTTTATGATGTTTCTTATGTCGGTATTGCTGTCTTCCGCTGAGGTAACCCCATGACACGAATCATTTACCAAAACGAATCCGGCGGCGTCAGCGTCATCATCCCCACCGGTGAGCTGAGCATCGAAGAAGTCGCCGCTAAGGATGTGCCTGAAGGCGTGGCCTACGAGATCGTCGAAGACGACGCCATCCCCAGTGATCGCACCTTCCGTGGTGCGTGGGTCGCCAACGGTGCCGCCGTGGAAGTGGACCTCGACCATGCCAAAGAGATCGGTCACGACAAACGCCGCGCCCAACGTGCTGAGGAGTTCGCCCCGCTGGACCGTGTGATCTCGCTGCAACTTCCTGGCATGGATGCCACCGCTGCTGAAGCTGGTCGCCAACTGATCCGCGACAAGTACGCCCAGGTGCAGGCAGAAATTGAAGCTGCTGCCAGCCCTGACGAGATCAAGGCAGCTCTCGGGCTTGATTAGTTCCAGCCACTTCAATGACTGAGCTTCCCTTTATCTACGTCTGCAGCCACGCCGGCAAGATCGGCAACATCCGCTGGGTCAACACGGATACCCGCTGGCGCGGCTACTGGGGCCGCTGGGGCTACGTCGATCCCTGCCGA